ATAGACACGAAGTTTATATAATAAGTATATTGGGGAGAAAAAATAAAAAAACTGGAATATTAGAAAATAAGACTGATGGGGGTGATGCTCCTCCTGTATTTGTTTCTCATACAGAAGAAACTAAACAAAAAATGCGTAATAGAAAACATAGTGAAGAAACTAAAAAAAAGATAGGTGAGAAAAGTAAAGGTAGAATATTTCCAGAAGATGCTAAACTTTACCTTTCTAACTTATATAAGGGTAGAAAACTTTCCGATAAAACTAAGGAAAAGTTGAGTAAATCTTTATGTGGAAAACCAAAAAGTGAAGAAACAAAAAGAAAAATGAGTAAAGCAAAAAAGCAAATGAGCGAAGAAACAAAAAGAAAAATGAGTGAGGCAGCTAAGATAAGAGAAGCAAAAAAGAGAGAAGCAAAAAAGAGAGAAGAAACTTGACGCCTCCCCATTTTTTTGTTAAAATTACAACAGGTATGTGAATAAAATGACTGTAAAACTCGCACTATTGAAATCTGGCGAAGATGTAATCGCAGATATTAGAGAAGCAATTTCAGAAGAAACAAATAAAACTGTTTCTTATATTTTTTCTGACCCTTATGTCGTAAAACTGACTCGGCCACAAGTTTTGATGGAAGATTCAGAACAGTTAGAAACCAGAGCATATAATATCTCAGTATATCCTTGGATGCCCTTGTCCGATGATACTGATATCGCAATTAATCCAGATTGGGTGGTTACAATTGTAGAACCAGCAGCAACTTTAAAGAAATCTTATGAGGATAGAATGAATGGAAGAGGAAATCACAATGTCAATGGACCAAATGATGGGGGAACCAATGAAACAACAAGTGATGTCAGACCCGACAGTTCAAGTTCTAATCTTAATGAATCAGTTGAATTTAATCACTGAAATTCAAGAAGTATTGGTTGATTTTGGAGAACCAAATTGTAGGTTAATAAAACCATATTTGATTTCTGATGATGGAAGTCTTTCTCCTTGGTTAAAGGGAATTACAAATGACGAAGAAATTATGATGAGTTCAGACAAGATTTTAACTCTTGTTGAACCGACTGGAAAATTACTTGATGAATACACTGAACTTGTAAAATGAGATTTTATACCAACGTCTATGAAAAATTTAATAAAATGTTGGTTCGTGGTTATGAAGACGGTAGGTATTTTCAATCAGAAGAAGAGTTCCAACCAACTCTCTATGTGACTTCCAAAAAACAAAGTGAGTATAAGACTCTTGATGGGTTGAGTGTTGAACCAATTCAACCTGGAAAGATTTCTGACTGCAAGGATTTTTTGAAGAAATATGAAAATGTAGAAGGATTTACTGTTTACGGTAATGATAATTACAAAGCACAATATATTTCTGAAACTTATCCAGAAGATGAAATTAAGTTTGATATTAAGAAAATTCGTCTTGCAACAATCGACATTGAGGTTGCTTCTGAAAATGGATTCCCAAATGTATTTGATTGTGCGGAAGAACTTCTAGCAATTACCTTACAAAATTACGCAACAAAGCATATTATTTGCTTTGCTTCTCGTCCTTATATTAATACTCGTAAGGATGTTATGTATGTTGAATGTAGGGATGAAATTGATTTGATTCAACACTTTCTCGCATTTTGGGAAAAGGAAACTCCTGATGTAATTACAGGTTGGAACTGTGAGTTGTATGATATTCCTTATATTGCTGGAAGAATTGATAGAATTCTCGGTGAAAAGGAAGCACGTCGTCTTTCTCCTTGGGGGAATATTCGAAGAAAAGAACTTGTAATTAAAGGAAGAGAACAAATCTCTTATGAAGTTGCTGGGGTTTCTGTTATTGATTATCTTGACCTTTATAAGAAATTTACTTATAAGGCACAGGAATCTTATCGTCTAGACCATATTGCTAATGTTGAACTAGGTCAAAAGAAATTGGATCACTCTGAGTTTGAGACTTTTAAAGATTTTTATACAAAAGATTGGCAAAAGTTTATTGATTACAACATTCGAGACGTAGAACTTGTAGACCAATTGGAAGACAAGATGAAACTCATCGAACTATGTTTTACGATGGCATATGATGCTAAGGTCAATTTCAATGATGTGTTCTTTCAGGTAAGAACTTGGGATGCAATCATTTATAACTACTTAAAGAAAAGGAATATTGTTATTCCTCCTAAGGACCGTTCAGAAAAGAGTGATAAATTTGCGGGGGCATATGTCAAGGAACCGATTCCAGGAAAGTATGATTGGGTTGTTTCTTTTGACCTTAATTCTCTTTATCCTCACCTTATTATGCAGTACAATATCTCACCAGAGACACTCTTGGAAGAAAGACATCCCAGCGCAACTGTTGAAAGGATATTAAATCGTCAAGTCAAATTTGATAATTATAATGAATATGCGATATGCCCGAATGGTGCAATGTATCGTAAAGATGTTCGTGGGTTTCTTCCAGAACTAATGGAGAAAATGTATAACGACCGTGTAATCTTCAAGAAAAAGATGTTGGTTGCGAAACAGCAATATGAAAAAACCAAGACAAAAGAATTGGAAAAGGAGATTGCAAGATGCAACAACATCCAAATGGCAAAAAAGATTTCTCTTAATAGTGCTTACGGTGCTATTGGAAATCAGTATTTCAGGTATTATAAACTAGCAAATGCCGAAGCAATCACAATGTCTGGACAAGTTTCCATTCGTTGGATTGAAGGTAAAATGAACTCATACTTAAACAAAATTCTTAAAACAAATGATGTTGATTATGTTATTGCTTCAGATACTGATTCTATCTATCTTAATATGGGTCCTTTTGTTGAGACTGTATACAAAGGAAGAGAAAAAACTACTGAGGAAATTGTTGGGTTCCTTGATAAGGTCTGTAAGATGGAATTTGAAAAATATATTGAGAGTTCTTACCAAGAATTGGCGGACTATGTGAATGCTTACGACCAGAAGATGCAGATGAAACGGGAAAATATTGCTGACCGTGGAATCTGGACTGCCAAAAAGCGTTATATCTTGAATGTTTGGGATAGTGAAGGTGTTCGTTATGATGAACCTAAATTAAAGATTATGGGATTGGAAGCAGTTAAATCTTCTACTCCTGCTCCTTGTCGTCAAAAGATTAAAGATGCTCTTAAAATTGTGATGACTAAAACAGAAGACGAACTGATTTCCTTTATAGATAATTTTCGTAAAACATTTAATCAACTTCCTCCAGAAGAAATTTCATTTCCACGTTCAATTAATGATGTGAATAAACATAAATCTTCATCGACTCTTTATAGTAAAGGAACTCCAATTCACGCAAGGGGAGCAATTCTTTATAATCATCTAATTAAAGAAAAGAAGTTGGATAAGAAGTATGCGAAAATTCAAAATGGGGAAAAGATTAAATTTTGTTATTTGAAACTTCCAAATCCAATTCACGAAAACGTAATTTCTTATATTCAAGAATTTCCAAAGGAATTTGGACTAGACAAATATATTGATTATGACCTACAATTCAGTAAAGCATTTTTGGAACCGATGAAAGTCATTTTGGATGCAATTAACTGGAAAGTGGAAAAAACTGTAAACTTAGAATCGTTTTTTAACTAATGGATTTTTTAAAAGATATTGTAAAAGAAATTGGCGGAGAATATGCATCTCTTGCCTCGGATATTGATGAAACTGAGACTTATGTTGACACGGGTTCGTATATTTTTAATGCACTGGTTTCAGGTAGCATATTTGGTGGTGTATCTGGGAATAAAATTACTGCTATTGCTGGAGAGTCTTCTACTGGAAAAACTTTCTTCTCTCTCGCTGTGGTTAAGAATTTTCTTGATACTCACTCCGATGGTTATTGTCTCTACTTTGATACTGAGGCTGCAGTAACAAAATCAATGCTCGAAAGTAGAGGACTTGATGTTTCTAGAATTGTAGTTATTAATGTAGTTACAATTGAGGAGTTTAGATCAAAGGCACTCAAAGCAGTTGATTTATATCAAAAGAAAAAACCAGAAGAACGTAAACCTTGTATGTTTGTTCTTGATAGTCTTGGTATGCTTTCTACAACGAAAGAAATTGAAGATAGTTTGAATGACAAGCAGGTAAGGGATATGACTAAATCCCAATTGGTGAAAGGTGCTTTCCGTATGCTTACTCTTAAACTGGGTCAAGTAAACATTCCAATGATTGTGACTAATCACACTTATGATGTTGTGGGTTCTTATGTTCCTATGAAAGAAATGAGTGGTGGTTCTGGTCTTAAATATGCAGCATCTTCTATCATTTATCTTTCTAAGAAAAAAGAAAAGGATGGAACAGAAGTTGTTGGCAATATCATCAAATGTAAGACACAAAAGTCTCGTTTGAGTAAAGAAAACAAAGAAGTGGAGGTGCGTTTGTATTATGATGAACGTGGTCTTGATAAGTATTATGGTCTTCTTGATCTTGCTGAAAAGTATGAAATCTTTAAGAAGGTGGGAACTCGTTATGATGTCGGAGATGGCACAACTCAATTTGGAAAAACTATTAATGAAAATCCAGAGAAATATTTCACACCAGAAGTGATGCAAGCAATTGATGAAGCAGCAAAAAAGGAATTTTCTTATGGATAATGGAAAATATTCGAGTTATAAAAACTGGAATTGATGTATCTAAAATATTAGAACAAATAAAACAATATCCAGAGGACTGGGGATCACAAAAGAATATTAAAGATAAAAAAATAGAACAACTTGACCCAACAAAATATACTGTTACAGTTGATGTTCTTCAGTTGATAATTGGTGGAATAGAAAAGGAAGGACAATATGTTGGTGATACTGAAATTTGTATTCAAACACCAGCATATGAAAAGCACACAGAAGTTCTTAAATTCTTAAAGACATATTTTAAAAAAATACGTCGTTGTGCTTTTCTCTCTTTACCTGTTGGGGAGATTGTTGGAACTCATATCGATGAGGGAACTTATTATCTTACAAAGGATAGATATCACCTTTCCATTCAAGGAAAATACAGGTATAGTGTGGGGGATGAAACTGTGATTGTTGAACCTGGAACCTTCTTTTGGTTTAACAATAAACTTCCCCATAGTGCTGAAAATATTGGTGATGAAGTCAGAATTACTTTTGTATTTGATGCTCCACACCATAAACGAAATCCATAGATAGAGGAGTAATGGAAAAAGTCGAAACTACTATTTTGAGAAATTTACTTTTCAATAATGATTATTGTAGAAAAGTATTACCT